TGGTTGCCGTGGCTGCGTGGGTTGAAGCAGATTGGCTTGCAGCCTCGGCTGCTAACTTAGCTGCAGAAGCGGATGCGGCATTGGTAGCAACTCCGTTAGCCGAAGCAAGAGCGTTTGCTTCTGAAGTCGACGCTTGGGTTGCTGACGCAGCCGCTGCAGCAACACTCGAGTCGATTGATGTTGTGTTTGCACTGGGTATGCCGTCCTGAGAGAAAAAGGAGCCTTTACCTGCATTTGGATTATTTGGAGGATTATTGCTGTAAAAACTACTCATGATTAACTCCCATATTGTACGGTTGGCCTGACGACCTGATTAATCCCTGACTGTTCTGCAGAGTTACTCTGTTCTTGTAGTTCAGCAAGGAACTGTCCTGACTTCTGTTCAAAGAGAGCGGCTCGTTCATCCATAAACCAATCTGCAGCATAGGAGAGTGCAGTGTAGGTAAGGATGTCGGAGGCTATGGCTGTCAGTGCATTGCTGTCAGAGTCTGTGGCAAGAGTTGGAAACTCAGCATAGTAATCTAGGTATATTGTACCTGTGGTCGGTTGTGGGTGGAGGAGGATATTTGCTTGTTGGCGACACATCACTCTAGGGGTCCCCTGTTCTCCAGTCGCTTGTGCTTGCAGCATCTCGTGGTGAGGGATCCGTGTAAGGGCAACTCCGTCCATGTAGACACTTATTATTTCAAGTAGGTTGCTTGGAATAGCGATCTGCGAAGTTGTACTCGAGATAGTATAAGTCTGTTGAGCCTCCTGTGCAGGGGTTCTCAGTACTCGCTGTATTCGAGTTGTTGCTTGGTCGATGAAAGTATCGGCAAGAGCATCAGGGCAGTCACTACGATTTAGAAGGGCCAAAAAGTGCGCCCTGATTTGTCCTTTGTTCATTCGATTAGTACCTCTTAGATTTCGTCACCTTCTTCTTTTTCTTTGTGACCTTCTTTTTCTTCTTTGGCGGTCTGCCAACTTGTGAGCCATATGTTCCAATACCTCGGGGCATAGTTACGTCCTCTTCTTTTTAGCAGGCTTCTTTGCCGTCTTAGCGGCTGCGCGAAATGCAGCGTCAGTAGGTGCGCCCTTATCGCCCTTTTTTCGCATTGGCTTGCCAGACTTTCGGCGGTTTGCAATGTTTACATATAAACTCATGTGTTAAACCTTCCGATCCGTTGCCATGAACATGTCGAGGTTTTCTTTTTTCAGTCTTGCAACAATTTCCTTGCCTGTGTGTTCCCACAGATCAAAGCCTTCTCTCATCCACTTCTCAACTATGACTGTGGGTATCGAGGCAACTCTATGGAACTCGCCCATAGGGTTAGAAGTACTTTCGTTACGAGCATCTTTCAGATCATCCATGAATTTTTGGGAGATGTTCTGAGTGTGTTTTCTTGTGACTTCACCTAGTTCAAATATGAAATCCGTGTTGGACTGTGTGAGGTCTGTAATATTCTCTTTTGTAGACTTTAATAACATAAGCTATCCTTAAAAAATAAAAAGGACCACACTAGATCACAGTAAGGAGAGCAAAACCCATGTATCTAGTGCGGCCCAAATTAAGAACCGTCTTTGCAGTTCTATAGCGTGTTAAGTAAGAGCGTTAATCTGTACGCTATCACCAAAGTTCATATGCTTGACGGACATCTCGCCTACGACAAAATGCTTGTCGGAGTCGCCGTCCTTGGCAAGAAGTGTTCGAGTGAACGGACGAAGTGTACATGTCTTAAACATCGACGGATCGATCAATAGGGCATGTGTTGCTTCTAGGTGTCTGTTCAAGACCACTCTGTATTCGCCATATGGAGACACATATAAATCAATGGCATTTACCAAAGTTTTACCTTGTGCAATCTCACGGTTACGACCAGAACTTGCAGAGAAACCTGCTACGATCTGAGCGTCTGCAGGTTTGATCATGAAAGTGTCTACGTCTGACCCTGCGTTGTAAGCAGTTTGACCTGCGTTCAACAACATTGTCTCAGTTAGAGCGGCTGAACCACCTGCCTCTACTGTAGAGATCTGGTTGATAACACTCTGCGCTTTACGAGCAACACTTGATGAACCTGATACGGCTGCTTGGTCTGCACCCACGAGCATAAATTCTGCATCGCGCTTGATCTCTTTTAGTGCTTTGCCCAACTGATGGGCTGTTTCCTTCGCTCTACCGTAAGTCCCGACAGCGTCAGCCGTGGCTGAAACTTGAAAGGCTTTCGTGAGGATCTGAGTGTTATTTGTACGCTCAACAGCATTGGCTAGAGTAGCCATTGAAGCCTGAGCGCCCTCGACTGCCGCATTTGTTCCTGCATTTGCCAAAGAATCCTCAAGCCAAGAGAATGTTCGTGCGCCGACTTTCTCGTCTTTGAACATAGTCATCGCGGGCGTGTCAAAAGGCGTTATATCGACGATTATGTCGGCAACGCTTTCTTTCAAACCAACTTGGTCATATGAAGTGTAAGTTGTCATTATTAAGTTTCCTTAAAGGTTAAAATTGAAGTGGAAAGACTAACTTTCCCAACGTGCCAGTAATGCTTCTGTAACGTCATCCATACCACCGCCTGACTTTGGATTTTCTCGGAGTTTTTGCCGTGCCTTTTCAGCGTTGGCCTTCCTAATCTGAGTTTTGGTGGGTGGAGATTTCTTAGAACTCAAAACTTTGGTCTTCTTCGTCTTTTTAGTCACTTTTGCTTTCGCCTTCTTTGATTGGGCTGTCGCTTTAGTTTCATCGTAAAGACGAGCCTTGTTGATCAGCATAATCACATTTGGATCTGTGTACTGATCGACTTCGTTTTGAGGTAGGCCCTGTTTGACTGCATACGTCCTGATGTCGTTGTACATTTCGTTGCCCCAGTCTGGCAAAGTGTCCTCTAACACACGAATACAATCTTTCGCGGCTGCTTGGACTGCAGACTGACGCTTCGCTTGCATATCGTTCAGCAAGGCGTTGCTTTCTTCTTCGAGGAATTTTACGTCCTCTTCGGCCTGTTTCGCGTCTTGTCTCAGTTGAGCGAATGTTTCAACGTCCATCTGTGACTGAGCGATTAACATGTCCATATCTGAGTATGGCTTTAATCGTTCTTTGGCGCGATCTAAGAGTTTCTGGTATGACGCTGTAGTCCTCGCAAAGTCTTCCTCTGCGATTTTACGTTGGTCGGCTAAGTCTTGAGACTTTCGGGTGAGAGATGCTTCTTGACCTGCAAGACGCTTCAAGTCCTTTACAGATACCTGTTTGTTCTCACCGTTAACTTTGACTTCGACAACTGTATCGTCCGAGGCGATTGTCACTTCTTCAGTGGTATCATCGTCCTCTTCGTCCTCATCATCGAGTTCTTCGTCTTCGGTTTCTTCATCAGGGTCTGCTTCGTCCTCTTCTTCGTCTGCGAGTTCTTCCGCTTCCTCAGTTTCAACTTCTTCTACGTCTGTCTCAGCGACGTCTTCAGTTGTTGCCTCCACTCCTTCGTCTTCAGATGGCTTTTCAGCGTCTTCCCAACGATTTAGGATGGCGTCAGCCGCGTCACTGAGATCCAGTGCGCGAGGTTCAGATTCGGTCTTTTGCACGTCACTCATGGTGCTAGTCCTCTTCTTGGCTAGTGTCGCCTTGTTCTTTGATGCTATCTCGCACCGCGACTTTATGTTTAAAATGGTTCACCACGTCGACTAATGCTCGGTAGTGGCGATAGGTTTCCTCACGCTTTTCAGTTTCGTGAGGTTCTGTGTTGACGAATGCTTTGAAAGCCTCGTCGACTAATTCATTTACAGTGGCGCTGAAAGCCGAGGATCCTAAGATTTGCTCGGCCTCATCACCATGCTGAATCATTTGCTCTTCTTGTGTTGTCATGGATTTCCTTATCCGTTAGGGCTTGCTATTGCTCGGACGTCTTCAGCCTGTCTAGCGATCTCGAGTTCTTCGAGGTTCACCATTTCTTTATGCTGTTGTTGGCTCTCAGCGAGATCCATCTTGTCCGACTTGAGGGCGTAATCTTGCTCGTTCTTGAGTTTATCAAGTTCGAGTTTCATACGACCAATCTCTGCCTCATAGGCTGCTTTCTGTTCTGCAACCTGAGTTTGACGATCCGAAATCTCCAGTTGCTTCTGCTGCATTTGCATAGCCATCTGTTGATTTGGATCTGGTTGTGGTGGTGGGATCATCTTCGGATCTTTCAAGAAGTCAGCCACATTCTTAATCCCTGACATATCGAGGATCTTAGAAAGCATCTGATGCTTCTGTTCGGCTCCGTACATTTGACCTAGACTTGGATCTGATGAGAACAGTTGATGGAAAGCCAGATACTTCTGGATCTGCGTCTCCTGTTCACCGTAACCGAGGTTGAACTCAACCATCACGTCACGCTTGTCTGACCATTGTGCAGGTGTGATCGCCACATAGTTACCTGCTAACTCAACGATCTTCTCATCTGTCTCATTCTCTATGCAGATCTGGTAGACCTTGAGGAAGAGAGGTTTGAGGAAGTTGTTAGCAAAGTTTCTTGCAATAATCTTCTGCCGTTGTTGGCTCATGGTCGCTAATTGTTCGACCATCGCAGCCGAGTTCTGCTTACTTATGGCATCTTTATTTAAGCCCTTCGACAGTCGAGAAACACCACTGGTGTCTTCTTTGTCTTGGTCCAACATAGTGATCGTCTGGAACACAAATGGATTGAGGCTTGCTTGAGCCATAGGATTGATTGCATCGGGCCTAGTCACATTGACGATGCCGCCGACGCGATTGTCAATTAATTCCCTTGGGTTCGTCAAACCGCCCTTGACCACTGTATATCTTGGGTTGTTTGTGACCATGGCGTGATCAAGGATTGATCGTGTCAGAACTGTTCGAGCATTCTGTATCGCCACTAGTTTGTCAGCAAAATTGTTTCCATGGAAAGCATGTGGAATAGGTAGAGGAATAAAAGCCACGAATGGCAATCTTGGAACCTCTTCACACTCCAATAAAGTACCACCAGATTTGACGATACGATAAAGAGAACAGATGCCCTCTCCATACTTGTCTAATTCCATAAAAGCCTCGACGACTGTCACCTGTCTGGACATTTTCTGGTCGCTGTTGGCTTTAAAACCTCGGTCTGCACCAATCTCATTAAAACGCGATAGGATCTCTGGATCGTTGTCGAAGTCATTGTCTTCGTCGTTGATCTCCATGACCACCTTCTCATCATATCCCATCTCGATTAGATCTGAGAGTGACTTCTTGGTTCGGTGCGCGAGAAACATGGCACTTTCAAGTGACTTACATTGCGGCTCAATTAGGAACTCTTCGGGAGCAACTGCTTCGATCTTTACCTGAGATGTGTCTCTGTAGATCCGTAGTTGACCACTGTTTAATCCATATTCTTCGTCTGTCTCGATCTCTTCGATCTCAGTCATCTCGTCAGCAAGACGCATGTCGAGTTCTTCTTCTGTAAGATCTTCGATGTCTTCGAGGTGACTGTCAGTCTTTTGTTCCCAGTAGACTTTACAAATTCCGGCTCTCGCAATCAGACCATCATGGATCACAGTCGACATCACCTCGAAAAGATTATTCTGTCGGTGAAGGACGTAATCTGTGTATTCGGTAGCCAATTCAGACATCTGTACGTCGTCAATATTCTGAGGAGCGAAGCGGAGAGTTTTGTTACCAGTGCTAAAGGTCTCTAGTAGTGCAGCCTTCATACTTTCGACAGCATCGTAGACGTCCTGACTGACATACTTGGAATTACCATCATGTGCAGGTTTAGGTAGATGGGCTGAGTAATAGTCCATAACCTTTTGGCGTTCTTTCGACAGTTCACTATCGTAGTAGCCTATTGATCGTCTCAAGTTTTGATCGACTAATGAGAGGATCTTCTCGTCATCAAGTTCTTTTAATTCTTCTGATTTCATATCTAAACCATCTCAATGTAAAATTCATCGACTGCTTCTATCGGCGTCCACACACCTTCATGAATGTGATTGGCGAGTGCTAAACTCATCACACAGTCGTCAAAGCATCCGGCTTCTGCCTCCATGCCACCGCTATTATTGACGATGTATGTGAGCATTTCTCGGATAGTGACTTTATCGTTTAGTTCGATTGTTCCATCTCTATGCGCTGCCCTCAGTTCGTCGATAACAAGCGGCTTAGTTTTGGAGGTGGTTGTGAAACCGAGTTTAACGGTCTCTTTATCTGTAAGTTTATCGACTTGGATCTCAGTGTAAAAATTTGGATAAGCCATGTCCTTGCCGAGCCTAGTACAGGTCAGTATGCCGTGGCTGTTGTTTTCTACGATTATGAGAGCCTCATTGAAAAACTCACCGAGAGCGAAGAGAACTGTCGCAAAGTAGTCAGGATGTACTCTGGCTCGATAAGTGGCAACTTGCCTTTTCTTCGAGTCCAAAACCTGCGCTACAGACCAATCGCCTCCAGAAACGCCCATCGCAACATCCGCTCCGATTGTGTATCTCTCTCCGGCGTCATGTTTCCTGTAGAGTGATAGTTCGCCTCGAGGGTTCTCTAGCCACTCATCGCCTTCGAGCGCCAATCTATTGATAGGATCTGGAGCATCGTCGAGAGCCTCTTGTAGGGATTCTGGGCTAAACACTGGTCTACCAGTTGTAAGGAAGGCTTCTTCAGCCTCGATAGGATACTCTTGTCTAAACAGATCAATTCCGTTCTGAGCGATCTTGCGCCGTCTAAACATGAGTTGTTCATCATCGAGTCCATACTTATCAACTAGTTCTTCCTCTTCTGGTGTCTGTTCGAAGTTCTCAGGAACTGGTTCCCGATAGTCGGGGTCCAAATGCCAAGGAATGAACACAGGAATGTATCCGTTGGTTCCCTCGACGGCTCCTCTCCACAGATCATAGAAGACGCCCGAAACACCGTTTGCGGTACTTTCTACGAAGATTGCAGTTCCCTTTTTGTTTGGGACTGCTTGTGTGAGGCCGTTCCAGTTCTCTAGCGCAGTGGATTTAGACCAGAACGCTATTTCAGAAGCATGAACATGGGTTAAAGTTTCACCTCGACCAACACTTTCACCACCTGCCGTCGCAACAACATAAGAACTGTCCAAGACGTCAAATGTAAGTTCACGGCGAGATGAGTATTTAGTGTGCGGCTTCAGTAACTCAGGACAGTTTTCATGGTAACGCTTAGTCATATCAAACAAGGCTCGAGTACTGTCAGAATGGTGAGTAATCACCAAAGCCTTACAAGCCTTTCGCTGAGACACATTGTGGTAGAGATAACCACCGCAATAGGTACTTAGACCTTGCTGTCTCGCTTTAAGAATTATGATACGAACTTTGCCCTCAGTCTTTAGCTGATTGTCCACTGCATCTTGAAGTAACTTTTGTGCAGGTTTCAGATTAAGAGGCTGAATGTCGCCATCTTTAGTTCTAATCTTTAGGGCTGATTTTGCGTAAAAATCGAAGTCATTAAATAGTCGCTGTCTGACTGCTTTAAGTTTCTTGTCCATCTTGCTCTTCTTCTTGATCGCTGTCTAACAGCGACTCCAAGAAGGCTTCGGCCTTACCGATTGTGACTTCGCTCTTAGCGGCAGGGTTTGTCTTAGTGAAATCCAAGACCATTCGAGCCGCTGTAAGGCGGTCTCTATTCTGTGCAGGTTCGCGCATTATCTCGACGGCTGTCTTCAATGCTTCGACTGCATATTCGTCGTCGATATCGTTTTCTTTAGCCATTATCGCAACAATCCTTTCAGCATCTGCTTTTGCTTGTTTTCTGATCGGCTTGATCATTTCTGCAGTGTAACCGTCGGGAGTACCTCTTGGACGACCTGCATTTTTCTTAGGCTTTGTTGACCATTGCTTTCTCAATGCTCTGCCTTCTGGAGTAGACATAAGTGTGGAGAAGTAGTTTGACTTTCCATGGTTTGCCTTTTTCGGATGAGTAAGTTCCTTCTTTGGTGCTTTCTTCCGAGGGTTCTTTGGTGCGCCCATATAAGTCTCCTTATGTAGAAAAGGCCCCGAAGGGCCTCTCTTAAGCGGTTAGGATGCCATCTGGCATGACCTCTTCATCTGGTTCTTGGAGTCCGAGGGCTGCTAACATTCCCATGCTCATTACAGTGGCTAGGATTGTAGCAAACGGATGAGAGTAGAACTGGATTGTACCGTTTGCCTTTTTGAACTCTTCTCTAATCATCTTAGAATTTAGAGGCATGAGATCTTTGGCTAACTTTGGATTCATCAAGTAAATCCACATTGGATCTACTGATAACTCTGCACTCGACTCCATGTACCTTTTGAACTTCGCACGATCACGTTCTACTTCCCTGATTGCTTTATCGTAGAGCCTACGGTGAGCATCAGTTTTAGCCGCATCATTTCTCTCTTGGTGCAACCTGTTTAGATCGTTGAAATACTCTCGATAAGGACGGACCTTAGTAGTTTCAGAAGGATTACTCTGTAGATAGACATCTGCTTTCTCTTGGACTGCAATGATCTCGGCTAGTAGTGGGTTCTTACGAGGATCTGTGCCTTTTGCCTCAATAAGAGGTCTCAAGACTGAGTCTGTGTAAGAGTTTTGGACGCCTGAGAGTTCAAACTCCTGAGACAGAGGGTTCTGAAAATATGTGGTTTGACCTCTTACAGTCTCACCGTCCATCTTTCCCAAAGTTATGCCGTGGGCCATCTCATGAAGTAATGTTCGGAGTGCTTGAAGTGGAGTTCTCTTCTTACCTTTAAATGAACCACCAACTCTTATAGCGAAAGCCGTTCCACCGTAACCTTTAGCGGTTGGGTTAGGACGAAACTTACCAAGAACACTACCACCCCCTCCAACTTCATTCTTGAGAGCCGTTCCAGAGTTCATCATTCTGACAGTAATGCCAAGGATTTGAGCAACCTCAAGAGCCGTATCGACGTCTTGAATACCGTTCTCATATTTGGAACCAACCTTACCAATCTCAATTAGTGCTTTGGCTTCTGGAAGGTTCTTCTTTATTTCTGGTTCTGTGGCTTTTTTGGGCTTTGGGTTTGCTTTAGGTTCTGGAGGCGTTTGCGGTGCCGTTGTAGGATCTGTTGGAGGCGCATCTCCATCGGTCCCGACACTAGGTCCTTGTCCACCTTGGGGATCTGTTTTTGGCTTTGGGTCACTCTTTGGTTTCTTTCTGTTTGCTTTAGCCTTACGAGCGGCTTGCTGCATCTCTACTCTATCTAAATAGGGTTTGAGATACTGTTCTGCAAGGTTTTTGTTCGCAAGATTGCCTCGAGCGTCGCTATAAATTTTCTTAACTTTCTTAAAAGCATCTGAGCCTAAATTTAGACGCATATCCCCTAGCGCTTGCTTCAAAGTCGCTTTATCCGCAATAGATGCAGGTGCTTCGTCAACACGAGAGGCTAAATTGTCAAGAAAAGCACGGTTATCGTCAATTCCACGTTGAACTCTGGAAGGTGTTGGACTGACTGGTCCATCTTGACCAGGTGGTAGGGGACTACCGCCTTGTGGAGGCGTCTGTTGTGGTGGCCTGTCGATCATCTCTTTAATCATGCCAATAACAGAATTTAATGGTCCTTCACGTTTACCCATCTTACCAGTCTGCAACATTTGCCTATATTCGGTAATCGCTCTCAGCATTATTTGAGCGTCTTTTGTATTACCCATCGCGGCAAATCTAGCCTCTTGTCTGCCTAAGATCTCTTCGATCATTTGATCAATTTCTCTAGGCGTCATGTTCTGTTGGATCTCTGGATTTACTTCAGTAATACCTTCGAAGACTTTACCTCTTGGAGATGCAGGGTTTGGCGCAAAACCTTGGTTATATTGAGCGACGAAAGCCGCTGCGTCTGCCTCTTCATCCGCTTGCTTCTTAGCGTCTGCCTGTTGTTGAGCGGCAGCCCTAAGAGCGGCTGTACGCCCTTCGACTTTAGGTCCTGTCGGATCGTCCAACCCTGCTTTCTTCCGGTTCTTTCGAATGAAGGTGTTTACCTTGCTTCGTCTACCTGTCACGGCGTCGATTGCTCGACCACCTACGACGGCAGGTATCTGTATTGCTAGAGTTTGACCTCCAGTAGCGGCAGCGGCACCCATGTTGATGTTACCTGTGAGCAACCCTGCAGGTGTGTAAGACCTGCCAAAACGAGGAAGAGGATTAAAATTGTCAGTGAACTGTGAAACACCACCTTTAAGACCTGAACTATATACTTCGGTGATGACATTAGATTTGCGAAGAGCATTTAGTAGCGATCTCCCTTCGTATGTCCCCCCAACTTTCTGTTTAACAAACTCGAGATTTTCTTTCGTGACCGTATTAGATACTTTGTTACGGGCTTGTCGGAGGGTTTCTTTAAATTTGGCTTTTGTTTCTGCGTCGGCATTCTTTAAGATTTCCTTATTAAGAATACTCATGTTTTGATCGATCTCGGCTCGGACTCGAGATCTTGCAGCATTAAGAATTGCATTTGCGCCTTCTTGTGACGAAGGATCTACGTTCTTACGATTGAAGCCTTCATCAGTAGCAATCTCATCCATCATTCTCGCGACATCACCTGCAGCCTGACCAGTCTCTGGGTCTAGGTCTGCTTTTGGTCGGAAAACAGTTTCACCTGCTTTATTCACGGTGGAGATGGTGGTGTTGATACCTTTTGAGATTGTGGCACCTACGATACCTGCCTCGGCAACTCTTTCAAAGATTTCTTGAGGTACATATTCACCGCCTTGGACGGCTGTACCACCAATGACGAGACCTTCTTGTCCCATCTCTTGAGCGCCTTCGCGTAGAACTTTCAGAGTAGCACCGCCACCTTTTAGAGGTGTAAGTTCGATCACACCACTGGCAATCGCTGTTGTTAAGTCAGTGATTGTAGCTGTAGGATCTAGGCCCTTCTCTTCTTTCTCGGCTCTGTTGGCACCAAGTGCTTGGTTGATACCCAAAAGTGTACCACCTGCAGCAAGAGTGCCGCCAACGATTGGCGCACCTGCCATAGCTGCACCTGCAGCCAACGATGTCCCTGCACCAACGGCTACTTGTGGAGCCGCTTCAGCCGAGGAGTACAACAAAGACTTACCTGCACCACCGATATCACCCTCTCTTAGGTTCTTGATGATACCGTCTGCATTATCTGGTCTCTGGTAGTTGAGGGCTTCGGCCTCGGCTTGGTTCCTCTCGTCCACAGACTGTCCGTAGGCTTCGATCTTATCGCTAATTGCACTGTCGGGTAGTAGTTCACCTGCACTTCGGACACCTTTGCCAAATATACTTTGTGCTTGATTTACGCCGTACTTTGCAGCCCCAGACAGACTAGTGTCTGGAGCCTCAGTTTGTGCCGATTGAGTTTCTTTAGCCAGTTGGGCCTTTAAGGCTGCCAACGCACCTTCTTTATTCGGTCCTGTGACTTCGAACGAACGTCCGTCAGGAGCCGTGATTTCATATGTTGGCATGATTAGCCTTCCTACTTTGGTGTGACTTCTTTAATCGAAAAGCCTTGAGCATCAGGCTCAGTCGCAATGGACGCTTTCGTTGCTTCTACACTAGCGGACGCCATTTCCGGCGGAACTTTCTGACCTGTCGCCAATCTGTTCTGAACTGTTCTAAGAGCATCTACTCTTTCATTCAGCCAAGATTCCCAAATCTTCTCGTCTTGCCAGTTCTTTGGAGCCGGAGATAAGAAAAGTTTCATCTCAGCGTTAGAGATCGCACCTTTAGTATGGGCAACACGCATAAGAGCATCATCAACTTTCACTTTGGATAAGATCAATCGACGTGCGCCGTCTTCGTCACCTGTGAAGTTGTCTAACAAAGACTTAAACATTCCACCAACGCCTGTCAGGTTTCCACCTGCCGCACGGCTGTCTGCGATTGCTTGTAGCGCACGTTGGTAGCTGTCCATCTGAGCCGTCATGCCCGTTAATGTCTTAGTGTCAGTGCCTTTGCCTTTAGCGGCTGCTTTAGCCATGGCAAGTTTCTGAGCCTGATCTGTCTTATACTTTTCCATTGCTGTAGCACGGTTTGCATCTTGGATCTTACCGTATTCATCAGTAGCGGCACTTATACCGTCACCTTGGAGCGCACCACCATACATTCTTCCACCAATACGAATGAGAGCCTCGTTTCTATCGATCAGCATCTCAGGCATCATAGAGCCACGCATGTTACTAGTCTTCGGACCCGAAGAACTCATGATCGAGCGAACACTTGGTCCATCAGTTGTCTCTAGTACACCTGTCGACGTCCCAGTGTTGGGCTGAGTTGTGTCAACAAGAACAGGAGATCGGTAGGTATCATACATGTTACCACGACCTGCCTCTTCATTCATTCCTAGAACAGGAGGAGGAGCCACCACATTGTTAGGAGTTATTTGTGTGTTGATCCCAGTTGCCGGACCACCCTCGACAGGAAGGCCAAGAGCAACATTATTTTCTACTGGTTTAGTTTTAAGTAGAGGATTATCTACCTCGAATTGCTCAAGACCAGTTAGAACTGGTGTTGTATAAGACGGTCTGTTTACTGCCATGTCCACCGCTGAAGGGTTAGACATTTGAGACAAAGCCGCTCTCTGTTGTTCAGTCACATTGTTTCTAGCATCTGTGTACTGGTTAAGGATAGCACCATCGACATCGCCCTCTTGAGCGTTCACGATGTTGTTCATGGTTTCCAGATTTTTAGTGGCTTCTAAAACTGGAGCATTTACACTTTGGTTGTACTTATCTTTAGCCATGTTCTGGATATTGGAGTTCTGCATATAAAGTTGGCTAACTGGATCGCCCTCTACTGCCTTAACTTCGCCAGTTGCAGGGTTGTACATGACGCTGCCCAAGTTCAAACCACTTCCAACCATAACTCTTTCAAATCCATCGTTAGGGTTCATAACTGGAGCAACTTCGGGTTGTTCTTCTTGATTTAATGCAGGTGTTTGCGTTCCATACTCAGCGGCTAATTGCTGTTGAGTCTCTGGCTTCAGTCTATTCCACCATTCTTGAGGATCTCCATAAACATATGGGCCGATAGCAGAGATAAACTTAGGGTTTTTACTAATTATGTCCCATTCCATCAGACAAAGCCTCCCAACCCACTCTTATTGCCGAAGTAGCCGTCAAACATTTTGCTTTCAGCTAATCCGTCAGGGAAATACTTGTTCTGGAAACCAAAGCCACCCATAGCACCGCCCATAGCGCCCTGATAGGGGTCTACTCTGTTGACCTGCGTTCTATTTGAAGTCGTACCGCCTTGAGACAGAATGCCTTGACCGTATCTTTCGCGCATGTCGAACTCGAAGTCTCGATCACGCTCGAACCTGTCACGCATATCGTTCAATCGGTTCTGTTCTTGCTGTTGCATGAAGTTTCCGGCGTTCATTCCGAAGTTAGCACCCTCACCTGCAGCATTCATGCCCATACCGTATGCGCCCATGATGTTCTGGTTGGCACCTCCGGCTGCATTCAGTGCATCTCCTCGATCTGAGAACTGACGTGCTTGTTGTGCAAGGGATCTATCGATCAGTTGGTTCTGTAGACCTGTTCTGACGTCGGCTGCACGATCATCAAAGTCACGTCTGGCGATGGCATCAGCCACACCTGCACGACTTGCGTTCATATTTCCAGTTCCAGAGGCATTCAGATTGCCCTGTTGTAGGCTTGAGTCCAAGTTTCGTCGACTGTCTCGTAAGGCTACGTTTGCTAATGCGTCCACATTGTTGTTGGCGTAGTCCATGGCAGTCGCCATGCGGTCTTGACCTGCACTATCAGCCATTCCCATGTACTGATTGTAGAGATTGTTGGCATTCTGACCGAAACCTGTCGTCTGGCCCATGATGTTGGAGCCAGTGTTCTGCATGGCGTTTCCGATACGGCCCATATTGTTGGCTGTATCTACGCTGTACTGGTTAGGTCCGGCTAGAGTATCACCTTGGTAGGCTCCTGTTGACAGAACTCCTCCGAGTGCAGTGTCTGCAGCCCCTAAATTACCTTCTACATAGGGTCGATACATATTGAAACTTGCCATATTAGCGGCGTTTGCTCTATCCATCGCTTTGGCTTGCTTATTGGCACCCATAAGGCCCATTGCGCCGCCGATTATTGCGCCCCACATATTAAAATTCCTTTCTATTATGCACTTCCATATGCTGTTACGTTGTTCTCAACAGTCATGTGTCCGTTAGACTCGAGTTTGAACCTGTTTGTTCCGTTGTAAGCGAACTTGAGGTCACTTCCAGATTGCGTGATTGTCCAAGCACCTAGATCAACTGTCGTTGCGTTTGTTGTTGGCCCTGTAATGCTTGCCACACCAGTTAATGCACCAGTGCTAGACAGTGAAAATCTGTCTGTACCTGCATAAGCGAACTTCAAGTCACTTCCAGACTGAGAAAGTTCCCAGTCACCTAAATCGACTACTGAAGCATTTATTGGTGCAGGTGCAGAAGACGATCCGCCTACCGCTGTCCAAGAACTACCTCCGTAAACAACAAGTCCTGTCGTACCATCGCCAAGAGGGTCCCACGGCGATACTGCATATCGAACCATGCCCTTCCGTTTACTTTCCGGCTCTTGGTCCGATACGGTCAGGGCTGCGTCTGCTAAAGTCGCCATTGTCGACTCTATTTCGCTGAGTTGGTTCTGAACGTAAGGACCTAGTTCATCCTGTTTAAGAGTTGGAGTTGGCCTACGAACATAGTTCTTGACCAAAACATTGAGTAAGTCAGAGAGAGCCATAACTACCTCCGACCTGTTACAATTACATTGATGTCCATACCTGAGAAAGAAAAGTCTTTCAGAGTTGGAGCCGCCACTTTGTAACTCAGGTATCTACCAGAGATACGAGTGTCGACCTTGTAACTTTGGTAGACATCAAAAGTGATCGCAGGTTCATAGGTTGGAGAAGCCGTTGGTATATCTGCAGATCCAAAGTGGAAAGTAAAGTTTCCGTCCAAGTTGGCAGTAGACATCTGAGGATAGAAGGTATTGATCACTTTGTAACCAGAGATCTCAATTCCTTGATCATCCAGATCGATACCACTTCTCTCTAGTAATGCAGGTTTACTAACTATTATGTCTGTTGGTTGTGTGAGTGAACCTACGTCAGGTAAGTCGACTCCGTAGATTGTTGAAAATGGCACACCAACAAGTCCGTCAGTGGATGTGATAGTGTTTCCCATATTCGCGTGTGAATTACACTTGTATTGAAGAGATGCAGGAGCATCTATAGGAACAGTAAAGGTTGCCATGCCTCCGGCAACACCATTTACGCCAGTTTGGCTGACACCGTTGGAATAAAGAGTACCGTCAGATTCTGCAAATACCAAAGGGTGGAGGGCATTGGTTGCATCAGAAATATCAAAATTGTACGTTTGGCCTCTAAATAATGTAAGGGCCGGAGCCTCCACACCATCTAAAAAGTACGCATTACCACTACCGTCAGCCTTTGCAGCAACAGTGACCGTATAGTTGACGTCAGTTGTCGTCTGCTTGGAAACCATAAGTGCCTGTCGTTTGAACTCAGACTCTTGGCTCAAGTAGGAACCACCTGCGTTTGCATAAGTCAAAGTCGTTGGGACTGTGGCAAACGATTGTACTGAAGAAATGTTGGCTACGCTTCCGCCCACTACGTTAGGAAGATCATAGAAACTCCATGTGTCTTCCTTGTAATTGAACACGGCTGCACGGTTACACTTGTCTCCGTCTTGTACCAACGCCAAGTCATCGCCTGAGTGGTAGCAGAAGTAGATCTCTTCGAGGTTGGCATTATGAAGAACAAAAGCCTCGCCTCTTTTGTTGTAGTCGATACTGTTGAATATGTAGTCTCGGACCCGACCATCGCAGATAGACTGCCTTGTGTTTCCATCGGTCATATAGATATCATCGAAGTCGAACACGAAGTGCTTGCCTTCTACTTCTACGATGCAGTTCTGAGACATTACTCCGGCATCATCGAATATTTTTCTAAAGTTAAAGATAAAGGTGCCACCGACGAACTCCATCAACCAAACCTGATCGCTCGAATAAACGAGGAAGTTGGACCCTAAAGTGGCTCCGTCTAAGATGGGTGTTTCCATCTGTACAAGGTCGTTGAAACCTGCACTCTGGGTCACATCAGTCTCGTCCCATGTGCTTGGGACATTGTTGGACAATGCAGTGGTACTGAAGCGGACCCTGTTCGGATGCTCGACACCGTTTTCTGTGGTGTTCATTGCGACCAAGAAGTCACCAAACGAACGCAACGAAGTGGCTCTAAGTGTCGTGGGCCAGTTCGGTAGATCCGTGAAGGCGGAAGTACTGGAGGTCCTATGGACCGGAATACGATCGCTGCGGTTTACATAGGTGACGTTAGCCAATGTGGTCGCTGTTATTTCTGTTGTGTTTAACTGAGAGGCTGCATTGTGTCTCTGTGTGAAAACACCGTTGCTAAACTCTTCGATGGCAAATTGATCTGTAACGACTAACACAGTGTCATAACCTGTCGCGGCTTGGACGCCATGGACAAACATTGGATTAGTCAGTTGGTTCCCTGCAGCAACGTCCCGAAACACCGGACCATGGCTCACCTTGCCTTCATGAAATCTTATGTTCTTGCCTCGAGTAAAGCCATTTATTGGTAAGTTGTAGGGGTCAACGTCAGTGACCACACCTACAGACCCAAGTCCTCGGATTGGTAAGTTAGGCACTACACCCTCCTCCTAAATTATTCTGGAGTAGTCCATGGGTAACATGGAACTATACTCTGCTTACAGTATTTTGCGTTATCTACGAGCAACACAGGCAGAACGCATATGACGAAAACACAAAACAACACAGGCCATATCAAGCCTCTCATGTCACAATAGTTCATGTTAGACGTCTTCGGCCCATTTATAGCAAGTGTATTGCTTTATCTGCCAACCTTGCTGTTCGATCTGCATGATCCCACCTCCGAGGCTCGTAATACACGATTGTTCGTCTGTGAAGATCTTGTGGTTACCAAAGGTTTTGCACTCGCTTGCTGAAAGCGAACACGCGAAAATAATTGCACTAAACATATGTTACTCTTTTCCCATCCAGATCGCGAATGCCCCTGTGGCAGCCCCCATCACTACGGATACTAATGCTGATTGTTGTGTCGTTGGGTCTGGAAGGTTCATAAACCACTCCACCACCCTCCACGACATGACTGTAAAAGCGATCATCATGCCTCTAGGCCAGACCTTCCAGTCGTCCAGAAACGTGCGTACATGTTCCACCATGGTCACCTCAATTCTCGAAAGCGTCAGACAACAATATGATCTCCAACTTCTGTACAGATAACTGCAGTTCATTGGTGGTCTTTATGTTCCAACCAACGAGCGCCAAGATTGCTGACGCCATGACGCCGACTAATAGTTTATTATCCATTGCACAGACCTATGTCTTCATAACGTAGCAGAGTGCGTAGTAGGGAGGTCTGTTCTCGTGAGCCTGACCGCTACCTGCAGAGTTTGTCGTACCAGTTCTACTGCCGTTCGGGTCCCAAGTTGTCGCGTTGAAATCGATGTCAATGCCGGGATTCAGTGATTGCTGTAGAACGTACAGATCTGAGTATGTGTGAGTGTGAGATGGCATCTGTGCAGCGGTCAAAGTAACGGTGCTTGCGCCGCCTGTGTTGCCCACTGCGTAGCTATTTCCGGCACCCACCACAAACCTGTCTCTGAGGTCGGGCGTTGAGTTGCTACCGTCACACAACACATAGCCTGTCGGAATGGCGTTGGACGCCCCTGACCACATCATGACCATGCCTGTAGGAACGGCTGACGTTAAGTTGTTATTGGTCGTTGTGAGGTTAGTTGTCAGGGTATCCAGTTGTGTCTGGATGTTGCTTGTAGCCCCTGACAGATATCCAACGTTGGTATTCGTGACTCCGGCTGCCGCTTGTCCACTCAGTAAATTGTGGTCTGCCATAGTTCCGGTGTAGCCAGTAAGAGTGTTGAGTTCGCTGTGAGTTGTATTCACGGCCCCTGCCATGTTGGCGAAGGTATTTGTGAGGGTCGTCTTAATGAGACGCATGTGGTCGTCAGCCTGTGCGAGACCGTCAGTTGAAACTGGGTTCGTACCGTTCAGTTGTGATACATATGATGCTGTTTCTAAGCCCATCTTAAAGTTCCTTTTGGTTTTTTCAAAAGTAGCCGCTGCTTTAAAAGGACGGACTACAACAACAACAACAACGCCCTTTAGTTTACTTTTTGAAATTGGGTTTTTTGTTGATGGCATGGGGGGTTGATTTGTGGATAGGGATCCTACTTTTCTCGATCGATGCTATAAGTCACTGTTTTTACTACTGTTTTCTGGTAGGGGATATGACATCCCCAGAGAGATGACAGGAAAACAAGAGCGGCTGCCGATGACATTAGCGACATTAGAGAAACTTATCTGGCTAGGGTCATTTTCTTTTCGTTACAGATTGGGACCGAAGTCACCAACAGTTAGCCGGGGCAATCACAGGATACATCAGATCTCCGGATCGCTCCAAGGTGGCCCACGATACTCACGTCGCTCTTGCCTCCGCTCGTTCTTCCTTCGCTCACC